ACGCGGAAAGTCTTCCTGGCAGGGCTGGGAACGCATTTGAGAGTTTTGCGATCCCGTCTGGAACCTTTCGGACATCTAGGAAGACCCTTAGCGTCAAGATTACAGACACAGTTAGTCTTGTCGAGAACGGAGTTTCCTGTTGGACACTGCGGCTCCATTATATATTTGACTAGAAAGAATTTGTCCGAGGGTGTTTGATTTTATGACGAGTATATAATATGGAGCCCACGATTACCGATACAATACCTCCTTCGGCAATAGCGAACGGATCTCCCCAGATCGCGACACCTACCGCGGCACCCACCGCAACTGCCCCCTCGGTGGGGGCCGATAGCGGAGGATGGGACATGTGGACGATCATTCGCTACGCCGCTATTGTGCTGATACTGGCTTTCCTGGGTTTCAACCTTTTCTCGTATTTAGGTGGAATGACAGGCGGGCTCGTCAGGGCTGTGGGACCCGCCGTTGGCGGTGCCGCTACAGCCGCGGGGGAAACCACTAAACAGGCTGCAAATGTTGCCGCGGTCGGGGCCGAGAGTGCAGTTGATATCGCCGCGGGCAGCGTTACAAGCGGAATCAACCTTCTAGAGAAAGGATTAGAAGGAGGAGCGATGAAGCAGCCACCTCCGTCCGCGTCCCCCAATGTCGGGCATGCGTTGGCAATGGCGGCGAAGGAACAGGAGCCCGAGCCGGACGACGCGGGTAGCAAGACCCAAATGAGCAAGCCTAATGCGAAAGCAGGGTACTGCTACATTGGAGAGGACCGTGGGTACCGTAGTTGCCTGCAGGTCGGAGAGGGCGACAACTGCATGTCGGGAGAGATATTCCCTAGTAGAGACATATGCGTTAATCCGCAGCTTAGACAAGGTTAACACGGAGTGGTCTTTGGGTTTCCTGTTTGATCAAGAATTACCATGTCCGACCCGCAGTAGTCGGGAGCGGTGCAGCTCAAAGGTACGCAATTTTCATCTTTTTCGTAGCAGTACAGTTGCTTGAATGGGGCAGTAGCGGTTCCGTATGTACATTTGGTCGCAATGCCTGGGATTGGAACGCACCAGCACTCCTTGCAACCTCGGGCACTGCGAGGGCAGGCACTGACCGGCCCGCTCCCACTCCCCCGCTTGTGCATCACATCTCCCATCGAGAACTTCCTGTTCCGAGGGCCAACTCCCCAGGCCGGGAACCGCTTATCTAGGTAGAGGTCCGGGCCTTTTCCTGGGACGTCACTAGCACTGGGGGGATAGCGTGTGACGTTCCCGTTTGGATTCGAGTCGGGGCAGCGCAGAATAAAGGCCCCGGGAACCCGCTGGAGGTTTTGTATGTTAGGGTTCGTATACATGTCGTTCTGAGTAGCCCAGACCTTTTTCTTGTTCTGGGAAAATCCTCGAACCATCTGCGACCATCTTTGTTTCTTAGTTAGATTTGCCGAGTTGTTCTTGTACTGAAGAACTTCTGCCTTTCGGCGCATTTGCAACTCTCTCCCACGCTCTTGAAAAGCCCCCCAGCAAGCTTGGTCGTTGCTACAGTCGGGAATCCCTGCGCATCCGGTAGCTCGGGACCATGGCGGCGCGTCGGAGGTGCATGGCCCGGTTCTGATGGCACAGTCGACTGGCCAGCATGCAGGATTGCCGCTGCTATCCGGGCTCGTAGGGAAAGTATTGAAGTACATCGGCATACTCATTATATAACCACGACGATTATATAATGCAGTCAATAATTTACTCATGCGTTCCACTCTCTCGGTCCAGGGCCAGGGTTGTACATGTCGTCGGCCCCTGCAAAGTACCACCGAGTTGACAAGTAGTGAGGCAGGCTCCCCAGCATGTCTTTCCCGACGAGTTTCGTGTTCGGGCCGGCATCTACGATAGCCTGGATGTGGTTAGTACCGATACCGGTATCGAAATATCTGAGCTCAGATGTGTAGCCCGAGAATCCTCCGTTCATGGAGACGTACACGTCACCGTAGTTTTGTTTGGGGACCCCGGACAGGAGGTGGCGTTTGCTCAATGTCCCATTGATGTACACGTCTACCTGATGCTGGATGACGCGGACGATGACATTAACCCACTTATGAATGGGGATATCTTTCACGGTGATAGTCTCGCTAGTGCTATCGAAGGTGTTCATGAAGAGCACGAGATTATTCGTGTCTTTGTCAAGGTACATGCCAGGGGCGTTGTTAGGTTGGTTGACCCCGTCTGTGCCGATATTGTCATTTCCCTTGTGGAAGACGTGCTTGTACTTCCCCTGTTTGTAGGTGTAGTCATCGATGAACAGCCACACAGACCAGGTGAATTCAAGGCCGTCGGTGTCGTTCACAGAACGAAGGATCGGAATGGAATCCTTCTTGGCAGGGTCCTGGCCAATGATCATCATCTGCCGCGAGTCGATCATGCCATCAATCAGAATGGGGGAGGGAGAAGGACGGAATATCCACGCCAGGAGCGCTCCTCCGGCCCGTAGGGCAGCGATGAAGATCATGATGGCAAGGATTAGAAATGCGAACTTGGCGACTAACCCATTGGATTCCAAGAAGTCTTTTGCGCCCGTCACGTACTTATTGGATGTGAAACCAGACATTATGCCTTGACCTTGTCCTGGGGTATTCATATCTATATATACTATGCGAGATAAATTATAGATACGAATCTAGATCTCAAAGGAAGCTTCCTCCTTGTTGTCCTCGAGGAATGATACCTTGACCCGGTACTTGTTGAACATATTACCTAAAGAGCTTCCTCCGTATCCCTCCTTGTAGATGTTGTATGCCTCCTGGGGGTTCAGGGCATGAGACCAGTACTTGAAGTTGCTCGTCCAGCCCTGGAAGCCGCCGTCGTTGGTCACCTCGAGAGGAGCGTTGTTACAAGGTCTGGCGACCCCACCGAGTACGTCAGATTGGACGAGCTTACCATCGATGTACACATCGAGGGTACGTCCATAGAGACTAATTATAAGATTGACCCATTTCTGCAGTGGGAAGTTCCTCACTACGGACACGTGTTTGTTTTGATTGCCGGTTCCATCCGAGGCAAACGTTGCCAGCTCGATGTAGATATCGTTCTCCCTCGCGCCTAAATAAATCTTCGGGCAGGGCCCAGTGGCGCTGTTTGCTCCACTTCCCCCTCCCTCGCGATCGAGCAGTATTTTTGGTTCGCTGTAGCGATAGTTCCAGTCCTCCACGTAGAACCACGTCGAGAAAGCGTAGTTGCTGGAATTGTTGCTGTTCGGAAGTTTGGACGCGGCGATGTGCTGTGCCTTAGTGCCGTGCTGCATTGAGGTCAACTGAGTCGACTTCTTGAAGATCCATCCTAGAATGAAGTACAAGGCGACCAGTACCACCACTACGATCAATATCGTGTAGATGAGTTCCATTATATAACATACGGTTAGAAATTATCTAAAGTATCGGAGTGCTTTTGTCTCTCAGAGTTCTGTAAGTGAGTGCAATACTCCCTCTGGACAGAGTCCGGTCATAGTAGACTACGTTACATATCCCGCCGTGAACTCCATTAGGGGCACCAGCTACCACGTCGTCCAAACTCATGTACGGGGCTATGTTTGGCTTAGTCCCGACAAGCTCTCCGTTTACGAACACGTCCATATTGGCTCCGTCATAGTTAATGACGAAGTTGTTCCACTTTTGATACTGCACGTTTTTGGTGGAAGACAGCGTCACCGTCTTTGCTGATCCGTCCTCGTTCTTGCCAGCTTCGGTGGTGACCCGCAGCTCGTTGGTCTTCCCGTTGTACTCGATAGTAGGCTTCCCTCCATAGCTGAGGAGCGGGGCGAACGAGCCATACGCTGCACTGGTACTGGGAGGCTGAGGATTAATGTAGATCCACGCGCTCAAAGAGTATTGGTACTTGTAGGCATCATCACTCGTGGGAGAGACATTTCCGTGCAGATCCTTGTAGGTGCCGAGCACATGCTTCTCATTTAAGTACACAGGATCCCCGAGCAAATGTTTACCGTCGTGAGTGGCCAGCTTGTTGAAGATGTAGGGAAGTGCAAACCTCAGCGCTACCAGGCCGGCTTCTACCAAGATCACGGTCCATACCAGCTTATTGCGCGCGTAGAACGGATCAGGAGCGCCATCCAGCTTCTTGCCGCTCTCCTGGCGAAGGAACCACTCGATGCCACTTATCGCGAGACATGGAATGAAGAGGATGAAACTCCAGACGACCCCCAGAGCCCCTCCTGGAGAGAAATTCCACTTTTTGAAAAGAGGCTTGAGAAGAAGGTATGCTAGCGCTATGCCGAGGACGACTATGCAGAGTGTCATTCCGTACGTGAGAAGGTAGTACAGTATGTCGAAACGACGAACCAGCATGAAGGTTCCAACAATCGCCAAGACTAGAATAATCATGCTCCCGAAGGTGGCATAGACCTTTGCTGCTAGGCCCCCGAGGAACCCCTTCTCGTCCCCATACACAACAGGTTCATGCTGAGCGGGCCCCGGGCTGTCTCCAGCAAATGCGGTCTGCTTGGCCTTGAAGAACAAGAAGTATAGGACTGAGACGCAGAAATACAGCAACACAAAGAGCTCCAGAGCACCCGCATGCTTGGTTACTGAATCCTCTGGAAAAGGCCACGGGTTTCTGAGCCACGCAATGGTGAGAACCAGCTCGATCAGGCTCCATAGAGCGAACAGCTTGGGTTGCTCGAGAACCGATGCCACGCGCTGCATGAGCGTCTTTCCCGTTGCCTGAGTAAGCACGGCACCATTGCGTATACTCCAACCCTTCTCTGCGTTCGCCTCAGACACGCCATACGCTAGAAGGTCGCCTATGTAATCTCCCATGCCATATGCGGTTTCCTCGCTGCCGCTCATACTATAATAAGCAGGTATAAAAGATTATTATAGGTTCTCGAATGCGGTTTTTTTGCCATGGCAATCCCGGCACAGAGCCACTAAATTATCTACATGATTCGATCCACCGCTATCCAGGCGTACTCGGTGATCGACTTCGAACCACGCTGGGAGTTGGCAACCGCAGTCTCCGCAGTTCCACCCCTGCTGGGATGCTACGAACTTCTTCTTAGTCTCGCTCACACATCTCTTGGTTCCGGTCTTCCCGGAGTTCAAGATACGTCTCTCCTGGACCGACGCTGTATTGGCGGCGGAGCCTGTCAAGTCTAGGATCGGAGAAAGCATGTCGCACGCTTCCTTGTCGATCGGAAGATGCTTTACGAGCCCACTAGCCGAGGTGAGCAGTCCCCCGGACTGCGAAGGGTATTTGCGAATGAACAGATAGGCCGATAGCCCGGCGAAGGCGATACCCGCCATTTTGTAGTACTTCTTCCACGACTTCAACAGATCCATGTACTTCCCGTCGTAGTATGTGTTAGCGACGAAGAAAGCGGTGATCCCGAATACCAGAATCTCGAACTTCATGCTTATATACACTAGAGATAATCACTTCAGTCACCTGTCGGGCAACACTTGGTAGCGTCGTCTGGGCAACGCTTGGACCCCGGTGGGCAGCGTTTGCCATCCCACTTGAACGGGACCCCTTTGCGGACCACCGTGATGCGCCTGGGCTTGGCTCGGACGTTCTCTAGATCATCGACTACAACTAACTTGCGGGTTTTGTTGCCAGTCGCTTTCTTTTTCCTCGGTTCGGCTTTTTTCTTGGGTGCGCCCTTCTTTTTGGGCGTAGCCTTCTTCTTCGGGGCCGCTTTCTTGGAAGCGGCTCTGGATCTTGCCCCGGTAGGCTGGCCTACGATGGCATTGAGCGAGAGCAGTTCGTGTGCGAGTTTATCGACGGGAATGGGACGTGCAGCATAGTTGCTAGAGAAGCAGTACTCGCAGATGATTCGAGATATAGCGTTTTCGAGGGTTCCCGCCTTCCAAGGGGCGGGACTGGTGTCGATGAGCGGCAAGTACGCCATGAGGAACCCCCAGACGTCTACGTTCTTCGAGAATACCTCGCGGAAGTACTTGCCGGCGTCGAACTTCCCAGTCCGGTCTACGTACTTGTCGAGAATCACGGCGTTGTACTCTACGGCCGCCGTCACCGGACTTAGAGCGTTTTCCTCAAGATTACTGAGACTGCTATGCATACCTGCGGGACCGCTGAAAAGCCTGCGAAAGACTCCCCGTAAGTACTCCAGGTGCCCGACTCCGTAGTTGTCTGCTATGTCGTAGAATTGCTGGTACGCTACGACTCGCATTGCCGACATGCGCCCCAATTTGTCTCCGTCGTCTAGCTTCGCTGAAGGCGCAATTGCTTTAACGTCTCTCTTCAAGCGTTCGGGCCATCCATGTGTGGCGAAGAGAATATTGGAAAACGGAACGTTGTACTGAATAACGCGATCTTGCACGACGGATGCCACTCCCTTCGCCGGGACGGCCCCAGACAGTCCCCAGTCGATGATTCTAACCTCAATCTCTCCGCCATCAGTACTTCTCAGCATGTTCTGACCCTTCAGGTCCATGTGCGCGTATCCTTTGTTGTTGAGGGGACGGATTCCATGGAGAAGAAGATCGACCAGGGCCGTGTTCGTCTCGGCAAACGCTTTATTCTTGGCAGCGGCCCCTGCTTTGGAGCGTTTCCAGACACTCCAGAACTTGTCTATATCTTCACCTCCGTAGGGTATGTTCAAGAGTTGCAGCTCGCCCCGCTTAGCGTTGATGTTCTCCTCGGTATAGCCCCGCTCTCTGAGCCCCCGGCACTTATCGTTAAACCCTTTCTTGTCCTCCGCGGTAAGGGTCCCTGGAGCGCAAGTTGTTATCCCATCTAGTAGGAAGTACCTTTGAGCATGGGGGATCTTCCGTGCGTAACTAGCAACTCGCTTTATCTCCGCCATCTCGAGCTTTGCGTGTCTCTGGGTCATGAGCTTCGAGACCCCGGTTTCGTCGTACGGCATGCTTGGCCCGTGGCTGGTACAGCGAATCGGTGGTCTGAAGACGCATCCGAACCCCCCTGCGGCAATAGGGGCACCTCCGCGCTTGCGCCGACGTGTTACTCCACCCTTCCAATTACCAGGTCTCTTTCGAGTTCGCATGACCTATATATATACGCGGCTATTTAAAACGAAGATACCCAAGGACCGTCACAGAGAACAATACGAATGTGCAGAAAACTATTTTCTCCCGACGCCTGCGCTGCTCGACATCAACTACCACCTTCGGTTTATAGTGCGCGTAGTATGCGCTCATCGATTCTTCAAGAGTCATTTCATCCTCTCCCAGAGCTTTGTTGACGCGGTTGTGCATAAAGTGCACCCAGCGCACGAAAGAGGGCCTGGAGTCGAGGTACGGGGTGACGGGATAGTTGTCGAGGTACCCGCTAAATGTATTGCCGACCTCTTCTATCGGCAGGAATAATGGGAGGTTCTGGACGAAATCGTAGTACTTCTTCTTCGTAACCTCGTTCGGGTTCAGTGGGTAGGTGAGAGCAATGGTATGCAGGACGAACCAGTAGTGAGGACCCCATACTTTCGGATCTAAACCCATTTCTATAAACGACATAAAAACTGCAGGAGAAATACACGTATCGAAATGTCGGGCAGAACTTACCAGTTTTGTAATAATTGTGGCGGAACCGGCCACGTTTTCCATCAGTGCCGCTCGCCCATAACTAGTATCGGCGTAGTGGCTTTCCGCGCCAGTTGCAGAGGCATAGAGTACTTGATGATCCGCCGAAAGGACACCCTGGGCTATGTTGATTTTATGCGTGGTAAATACAGTCTATACAACAGAGGATACTTGCAGAACATTATAGATGAGATGACTGTAAGCGAGAAGGAGCGACTATTGACCCAGGATTTCGACGTATTGTGGAAAGAGTTGTGGGGTGAGAATGTTGGGATCCAGTATCGGTCTGAGGAGAGGACATCCAGGGATAAGCTGGAGGCCCTGAAGCTCGGGCTCATAACGGGAGGCAGTGAATATTCACTGGCATCCCTCATAGAGAACTCCCGGACGAAATGGACCGAGACGGAGTGGGGGTTTCCGAAAGGACGACGCAACTACCAGGAGAAAGATATCGCGGCCGCTCTGAGGGAGTTCGAAGAGGAGACCGGATATTCCAAGAGTGGTCTACAACTCATCCAAAACCTGGTTCCATTCGAGGAGATATTCACGGGTTCGAACTACAAGTCGTACAAGCATCGTTATTTTGTGGCTCTTTTGAGTAGCCTGACCCAGACCGAGGGCTTTCAAACCACCGAGGTAAGCAAACTGGAGTGGAAGACGCTCGATGAGGCCCTACGGGCAATAAGGCCGTACAATTTAGAGAAGAAGAGTGTTCTGTGCCGCGTGAACAGGATGCTTGATGAGTATAGATTATATCCGTAGTATATAATGGATAGCGCTCGACCAGAAGCCCACAATGTCACCAAACTTCCGAGGTGTCCGCGGGGCACGAGGCGTAACCGGAAGACGGGTGAGTGCGAGAAGAAAGATGGTAAAAGGCATACTCGGCGACTGACAATAGTAGACGTTCTTCCAGAGCAGGTCGAGCCGGAAATTACGATCCGGACGAAGCGAAAGAGGCGTCGCAAAGGAGAGACAGTAGAGGATAGGTCCGAGGTTCCTTATGAGGAAAACGAGTACGAATACTTATACCCAACGCTCGACGACCCCTTATTCAACAAGAAAATAGCCGAGAGACAGGAGTTCTATGATACCCGTTACGTTGCTCAGAAAGGTGACGTACGGGTGGAGGGGGACAAACTCTGCAATGCGGAGTTCGAGCTCGCTCCTCACCAAATGTTCGTAAGGAACTTTATGTCTTTCCAAACTCCTTACAACAGTCTCCTCCTGTACCACGGGCTTGGGAGCGGCAAGACGTGTTCCGCAATCAGCGTCGCCGAAGAAATGCGCGATTACATGAAGCAGATGGGTATATCCCAGCGCATTATAGTGGTAGCCTCCCCAAACGTCCAGGACAATTTCAAACTGCAGCTGTTCGACGAAAGGAAGCTCGAACAAGTTGACGGGCTCTGGAACATTAGAGCGTGTACGGGTAATAAATTCCTGAAGGAAATTAACCCTATGGCGATGAAGGGGCTTGCAAAGGACAGAGTCGTAATGCAAGTGAAGCGGATAATCAGTGGGGCCTATTTGTTTATGGGGTACATCGAGTTCGCCAACTACGTGGAGAAGAAATCCGCGGTTGCAAGCGATGTTCCGGAGTCCAAAAGAGCCCGTATTGTACAGACTAAGCTCCGCAGGAATTTCGGGAACAGGTTGATCATCATCGATGAAGTGCACAACATCCGGATGACCGAGGACAACAAGGATAAGCGGGTGGCGGTAGAGTTGGAGAAGCTCGTCAGTAATGTGCCAGATCTAAGACTCTTACTTCTCTCAGCCACTCCCATGTACAACTCTTACAAGGAGTCAGTATGGCTAATCAACCTGATGAACAAAAACGATGGGCGAAGCACCGTAGAAGTGAAAGATGTGTTCGATAGTACGGGCGGATTCAAACTAGACTCGGAAGGTCGCGAGATCGGACGCGACCTGCTTATGCGCAAGGCCACCGGGTATGTGTCTTTCATGCGGGGTGACAATCCGTATACCTTCCCCTTTCGTATCTGGCCGGACGAATTCGCTCCCACCCACACGTTCAGACACCATGATCTCCCGAGTAGGCAACTCAACGGATCGCCGATTCTGGAGAATTTAGAAATGATCTCCGTATACTTGACTGAAACGGGTAGAATACAACAGCAAGGATATGACATGATAATTGAAAGCTTGAAGGCAGGGGAATTAGGGCGAGAAGGACAGAATATGCCCACGTTCGAGGACATGGAATCCTTTGGATATACGCTCCTCCAGAGACCTCTCGAGGCCCTGAACCTGATATATCCGATACTCGGAGAGATGGAGATAACCGGTAAACGTGGTGACCTCGAGATAAAGGACCTCGTTGGGAAGGGGGGTCTGGACCGAGTCATGTCCTACACTGAGAGCGTATCTCCTCCACAAAGATTCGATTTCGAGTATCGTCCAGGCGCTCCACGGATGTTCGCTCCGGACCAAATAGGCAATTACAGTGGCAAGATTCGCAGCATATGTGGCAGCATCGTGAATTCGACTGGTGTTGTCTTGGTCTATTCGCAATACATAGATGGCGGGGTGGTACCTATTGCCTTGGCGCTCGAGGAGATGGGATTTAGCCGCGCTGGTAGCGGGAAGTCTCTCTTGAAGAACCGACCTACTAGGGGCTCGTACCTTGGCGTGGGATCTCCACCTAACTGGACGTTCGGTGACCTGATGTGGGAGAACTTGAATCGTCACCTCTTGGAACTTGCAGACAGCGGTAGGGTCAATGCGACTACCCCCTACGATGAGGTGTTGCGCCATCTCGAGACTGAGTCGCGATTCAAAGTTCCCGAAGCCACCGGAGCCAGGGATCGGGAAACTAGGGATAATCTAATAAAGGTAGCGATACGCAATGCGACTGTGCCGATGCGCTACGCTGTAATAACTGGGGACAAGGCCCTATCACCAGACAATGTCGTCGATTTGAAGGCTGTCACCAATTCAGACAATAAGGAGGGAGACAAGGTGCGGGTCATTATCATATCCCAGGCTGGGTCAGAAGGACTGGACTTCAAATTCATAAGACAGGTTCACGTGTTGGAGCCCTGGTACAACATGAACCGCATCGAGCAGATCATCGGTCGAGCTGTGCGTACCTGCAGCCACAAGGATTTGCCTTTCGAAGAGAGAAACGTCGAGTTGTATCTGCATGGATCGTTGATGGAGGACAATGACGAAGAAGCCGCTGATATATATGTGTATCGACTGGCTGAAGCAAAAGCTGTTCAGATCGGCCGAGTTAGCCGTGCTCTAAAAGAGGTTGCCGTTGATTGCATTCTCAATTCCGAGCAACTGGGCTTTACTGTCGAGGACATGGACCAGACGGTTGCACAGCAGCTATCTACAGGTGAGATGATCGAATACCGTGTCGGAGACAAGCCGTACAGTGCGATGTG